AAACCACTTAACTTTTCCGTTTATTGTCATGTTGTTTCCTTTTATTGTTGATTATTTTAATATGAGTTTTTTGATTGTTTTTGAACCATCCGTTATATTAATTTCAGTTTCAGCTTCAGATTTAATACAGCTATATTGTACATTTGGTTGATACTGTCTTTCCGCATGACGTTTGCCCTTAAGGCATTCACCCATGGACGGTTGTATACGGTGCTCGGTAATTTCATTGTTAACTATCATTAACAGGGCTATTACTATTTCACTCATTAACTAAATCCCCACCAAATTAGAGCTAAAGGTATGATTATATGTTCAAAAATTTCATATAAACAAATAAAAACTAAAAGCCATGTAAAGAATATACTGGTTTTAGATTTTAAAGTTATATACTTAAACATTCTTTCATGCCATGTAGTTATTTTTTGTGTAAGTTTTAATAAACTTTCTTTCATTATTGACCTCCGTTAGCAAATGCTCTTTGCTTATCTTTTAATTTTTCTACATCTTTTTGTAGTTTATCTACAGCTTTATCTAAAGCTTTAATTCCGATTTCATTATGTAACATTGAATCTACACGTTCCTGAAGTTTATCGGATTGTTTATATAATTCTTCGATCAACATAAATTGTTCTGAGTCTGCAGGAAGACTTCCTAAAAGTCCACGAGGCCATTTTATTCTGAACTCCGTGTTCTCTACTAAATCCTTTTCCATAATTTGTAATGTAGTTGCGTGTTGATTTAATTTTTCTTGTATAGCAAAAAACGCCCACGTTCCAATTGCAACCATTGCAATTAAGCTGGCTACAGTCTTCATGGGCATTTGTACTGATACTGAATCTGATATATTTAAAGGTTTTTTATTCATAGTTATGTCTTGTTACTTTTTTCCAATCTGGTTCTGCATCTTTAGGAAAATAAGGTGTATAGCCTTGATCTTTTGCTTCTTCATCATCTTCTCCAATAATACTTTGGACTTCTGGAATATAATGTTTGAGCATATTCTCAACACCACGATGTAGTGTCACTTTAGACATAGCACAACCACTGCAACTACCAGAAAGCAATAATCTCACAATACCTTTATGAAAACTAATAAATTTAATTTCACCACTATGAGCTGCAACCGAAGGTTTAACTTTATCTTCTAAAATTTTTTCTATTTCATTTACAATGTCTTGATGTGTTCTCATTTTTTTATCTTCCAACTCAAAGCTGCGCCTGCAATAAAGGCCGTCCACAGCAGCCACATATCATTAGCAATGAAGATAAAGTTCATTACATTTATAAAATCAGTCCACATTAATTACAATTATTTTTACTTAGGTCTACAGGTACTTCTTTAGTAAACCAGAACCAGGATGAAATTTTCGTTCCATCTTGGGTGTACGTGCATTTTTGCCCGATCGAACAGGCGCTTAAAGCAAATAGCACAGCTAGTACTAAATATAGTTTTTTCATAAATTAGGCCCTCCAAATATTGCTAATAATATTAATAAAATAATTAGAATTCCAGTAAAATAATAACTCATAACGCTTCCCCATTATTGACAACTCTCGCATTCTCCAGTGTCGTCTATTACTAAACCACCTTCATTTTCAAAACTTCTATCTTCTGCTCTACTATCACACTCACAATTTTTACATTCGTTACTCTCTGAATTTGGACAGTGGCACATTTTATTACATTTTTTACAAAATCGTAGTTTCATTTTTTACCCTCTAATTTAGTGTGATGATAATTACTAGTTAACTAGTAAGCCGATCATGATAATGACAATAACTACGCCGATCACAATTTTTTTGTGATCTCTCCATAGGTGTGTACATTGTGACCATATTTCTTTTATAGTTTCCATAGTTCTCCTCTTGGTTAATCGTATATGTCTCCCCAATTAGCACCAACTTCATAGTCTACTTTATTAGGAACTTCAAGTGTAACAGCATTCTCCATAATCTCAATAATTTTTTTAGCTTCTGTGTCACCCATAATTGAGATATCTAGTTCGTCATGTATTTGAATATGCGGTATAATACCTTCTTTATAGAGATCTAACATAGATTTTTTAGTCATATCAGCTGCACTTCCTTGAATTAATTTATTTAAAGCTTTGTAAGTATAGGCACGTTTAATTCCTGGTCCATGTTCTGCGAGTGCTTCTTCATGTGGTAATGCTTTATGCATCCCGAACTGATTTGGTTCCCATAAATAAAACCTGCATAATCTCCCTAACAACGTTCTTATTTGTCCACGATCCTGTGCTCTATTAGATGCTTTCTCCATTAGTTGTTTAACAAATGGAACCTTGGCATGGTATTGATTAAAAAGGTCTGCTGCTTTTTCTTTTGTTATTCCAAGCTCTTCCTGTAATTTAGTTTTTCCCATTCCATAAAATAATCCCAGGTTAATAGTCTTTGCTTGAGATCTTGGAATCTCTGCCATGTCGGCAACGGTTTGATGGAAATCAGATTTAACATTCTCTTTGTAAGAGTCTACTACTTCGTAAACTGATGGTAGCTTATAGAGCGATGCGTAGTGTACAACGAGTCTTGGTTCCTGCTGATTGTAATCAAAACAACCCCACTTATGTCCTTCCTCAGGAATAAATAGGCTTCTTATCTTCGGTCCAAGATCCTTGTTTCTAGCTGGAATCTGTTGAAGGTTTGGGTTCTGGTAGGAAAATCTTCCAGTTACTGTTCCTCCAGTCTGGGATCTTAATTGATTTATTTCTGCGTGGATTCTTCCTTTGTGTTCGTATCTTAAAATAGAATCAATGAATGTGGTGTGAGCTTTATTAATTTCTCGAGCTTTAGCAATCAGTCTAACTACAGGATGTGAATGTTCTTGTAAAAAGTTTTTTGTAAAACTTGGTGCGTCTGTTTTTTCTGTTCTAGAATATTCTAGTTTTAAAACATCAAATACATTTGCAATTGATCTGGCTGCCCAAATCTGTGTGTCAATATTAGTTTCTTGTTTTATTTTATGTAATAATTCTTGTTCTGCCTTTTTAAATTCTGTTTTCATTGCTTGAGCGCGTTCAACATCTACTCGAACTCCTTTGAACCTCATATCTACTAGACACGGGAAGAGTTCTGTTTCTAAATCAAATATGTCCTCCAGGTCCTGATTAATAATTTCTTTTTTCATTTCTTGCCACAGACCCAAGGTTACTTCTGCGTCTCGTTCGGCATAAGACCCAACATGCATAGCGGGAAGTTTATACATTTCAGATTTAGGATCGATACCCCATTCTTCAGCTGCGTCTTTTAATGCTCTTTCATTTTTACCGTAGCCTAAGTAATGCCAGGATAAACTATTAAGATCATAACGAAATCTATTTTCATCTGTTACAGCTGCAGCAATCATGGTACATACAATGTCACCATTGATTTTAAATCCCATCTTTTTTAGCCAGCAAACATCGTACATGGCGTTGTGAAAAATTTTTGTGGAAAAGGATTCTAAAATATCTTTGAGCCAGTACAAGACTTTGACTCTATCCATATTGCCGCCTCCTTCGTGTGCAATAGGAAAGTATCCTTTGTAATGTTTAGTAGCGACAGCGATACCAATGACTTCGCCGTTACCAATAATAGCACCGGATCCTTTTTTAATTAGGTCGGGATCTCTGGTTTCTAAATCGATTGCAATTTCATCTATGTGTCGTAGATCTGGAAATTCTGTTGGTTTTACCCATTCGGTTTGTGCTTCGAACTTTGGTATCTTCATAAGATTCCTAGTATAAGATAACAATACAAACAGAGCAAAGTTATCAATAACATATAGTGAGGAATATGAGAAGGTTCTTTCACGAATAGTCTCTCTGAATAATCATGTCGATAAAATGTTTTGCTTTCAATAAGTCTTCCTTTCCATTCTTCATACGATGTCGAATGATATATTTTATAACGCATCCTTCGGGATAAAGCAACTTATTCTCAATTACAAACTCACTTGGTTGAATTTTAAATTTTTTGTAGTGGGATCCTCCGATTTGTTTACTGTAGACTTTCGATGTCATATCCTCGCGCCTCCTTTTTTGCATCCATAATGTATAGGTTTTGTTTTGTTCGTGTAACTCCTACATACCAAACTCTATGTTCTTCATCTTCTTTTTCGAAACTTTTTTCTACAGCTTCTCTAATTGTTTTTGTATTATCCAAAATTAATAAAACATTTTCAGCCTCACCACCTTTTGCCGAATGAATGGTTGATAATTGTACGCGTGCGTCTTTGGATAATTCTTCTTCATGGCGTAGCATTTCTCGAATATATAAACATTCTTCATAATCTACTGTGAAAACATTAAACCATCTTTCAGTATGACTGAATCCAAATTCTTTTAAGTCATAAAGTCTTTCTTCCTTTCCATTAAAATCATAGTAAGGGACACAGTCAAATATATCCTTTATCTCTACTAATGACAACTTTTGTCTTTTGTCGGCCCATCTTGTGTAGTTTGCAACACTCCTGAACAAGGAGGCTTTATAACTTTTTCTTTTTTTGTTTTTAAATTGGAAATAGATTCCCATGTCTCGTAAAATAGGTTTAATTTTATCTATTCTGTCATTTGTCCTAGCAAGAATTAACCATTCTCCTTGATGTAAAGGTAAATCTTCAATAGAAGTTACATGGTCTATAAATCCTTCTTCGTCTCTGGCTTTCCAGTTTTTCTTAATTCTTCGATCATCGGGAATCCTCTCAAGTATTTTATTAGCAATGTTCTGAACCTGTTTTGGAACTCGGTAAGAATATGGCAAGATTATGTCTTTTTTAGAAGACTCATCTTGAAATCTTTTTACATCTGCACCAGCCCACCCATAAAT